ACGCGCTTGGTCTCGACTGGCTCAACGCGCTTGGCGCGGTCGCGCTGTTTGAAGGACGGCACGGCGGGTGCTCCGTTGGTTCTCGTTGGGGACGCCCAAAATCAGCCAGGCCATGCGCTCCGGGCCAATCAGGTCGAGCAGCTCGCGCAGGGCGTCCCGGATGTCCTCGTTGGTTAGCTCGGTATCGGTGGGGTCAAGCGTCGGGGGCGGGGCGTTGTTTCGCCCGCCCAGACCGCGGCCTGTCACCGTTCGGGGGAGTAGTGCCATCGACTTCCTTGTTCGCCTTGACCTTCCCCTGCTCGGCCAACTGCACCAGCAGGCCGAACAGCGATTCGGGCGTTTCGTCTACCATCCCGGCCAGCTTGGCCCAGGCGTCCCAATGCCGCTGCGGGACGCCATAGAGCACAACCAGGTGCGACGGTTGCTGTTTCAGATCGTCGTGCATCCGCACCAGGTGCAGCGCGCCCGCGTCGGCGTACCGGTAGAGCTGAGCGATCAGTCCGTCCGGGCTTTCGTCCACCTCAGCGGCTACGGCGTCCAGCGCATCGGCCGCGCTGTTGGGGATGTCGGTCATAATCAGCGTGTGCGTGCTACCGCCACCGCCCGTGCTGGCCACGACCTCAGAGAGCACGGACGCCCACGCGTCCGCGCCCTTCTCCGGCATGATCTCCGTGGCGCGCTCCACGAAGCGCGCCCACAGGTCGGCCGGGATGCCGTCCACGGTGGCGGTGCCAGGGCCATGACCACCGGCCGCGCTGATGCGCAGGTCAACCTGCTTTGCGGACACGATCCGTCACCTCCAGGACGCCCGCGGCCAGCAGGGCGTCCACATCCACGCCCGCGGCCTCAAGCTCGCCGCGGGTGTGGTCGCCGGAAAGCGGCGTATCGCTGGACGGATTGACCAGGTAATCGGTGGTGATTGACAGCAGATACTCAGACAGCCGCGCCTCAGTTTCCGCCGCCAGGTTGCGTTTCGCCATGCCTGACCTCTCGTGCTGTGGATTGTCCACAGGTGCTATATGCGCCTACGCGCAGCCGGTTTCCAGGACAACGATAGCCCGCGGATACCAGATCGCGGGGCCGCCGTTGTGGCCGTCGAAGACCTCGATGCGCCGCGGTACAGCGCGATCGGCGTTGTCCACGATTTTCACCCAGGGGCCGCTAGAGACGGCCGCGCCCACGGCGTTGCGGGTGAAGACGTAGTTCCCGATGCGCTCGCCACCGGGACGGGTGCCGATCACGACAACGCGCCCGTTGGGGATGTAGGGGTAGAAGGTGCCGTCGTCGGCGACGTAGCCCTCGTCGTAGATCACGATCTGGGGCAGACCCTGCGCGGCGAACTGCTGGTTGACGATATCCGGCCCCATGAACGTGCAGCAGGCGGTCAGGCCAGCCTTGCCAACGTCGTTGGGGTTGGTGTTGCGGAACAGGCAGTTGGCCGTGATGCGGTTCATGTAGGCCGTGGCGTTTACACCGAACGACGCGCTTGTGCCACGGCTCAGCAGCTGGATCATGCGGAAATCGTTCAGCGGGGTGGCCGTGGCGTAGGTGCTCCACGGGATCGCCGACGAAATCGTTGTGACGTTGTAGCTCTGCTCATGCACGATCTGGCCCAGGCTGTTCTGCGCTTCGTATCTGCCGAAGGCGAGTGCCTGCCAGATCAAGAACTCGATCCGGTTCAGGCGCCGCTCCAACAGCCGCAAGGTCAGATTAGTCATGTGCTCGGTCAGGTCGAGGGGGCTTGAGCAAGTCGCAGGCTGCACACCACGGGTCAGCAGTTCCTCGTCGATGTTGTCGAACTCGCCCCAATAGCCGGGCGCAACCTCGCAATTGCGGCCAAAGGGATTGAGACGGTCAGCGGTCTGACGGGCCGGCTTGCCCAGCCCGCGCCAGGATTGCAGCCCGCGGAAGATGTCCGGCTGGTTGTAGATGATGCGGTCGGCGTCAGAGTTGCGGAAGGGCATGATCTCCAGGCCCAAGCGCCCCTCCATGTACCGGGGCATCAGATCCCGTTGCAGTTGCATCAGTTCCGCATTGGTCGGGTACGAACACCCGTGAACGGTAGCTGGCATGATCGTACCTCCTTACACCAGTTTCCAGACGCCGGGGCCAGCCACAGCGCCTTCCATCATCCGGCCGAACGCGGGGTTGCCCAGCGCCGCGGCCAGATTGCCGAACGTGTCAGCCACGTTGAACGTTCCTTCGTAGTACACGTTCGTCGTAAACGGCGTGCAGCCGGTCTGCATGAACGTGTTGCCGATGTTGGTCACGCGGCCGTTGGCGTCGGTCGTGGTCGTGAACTTGAGCACGCCGCGGGGGTACTGCAAGCCGTTGGTCGCGTCCGGGTCGTACGCGGCCCACTTGCCATCCTCGTCGCGCTGGGCCATGATCGTACCTGCCAGCAGGTCGAGATTGGCCGCTGGCACAACCTCGAAATGGCAGCACGGCCCGCACGAGTACACACACTCAAGCTGCTCAAAGCATGGCTCGTTGCAGCAGTCGGGGCAATCGGGGCAATTCGCCATAGTCGCTACTCCATCCCCGCGTAAGATTTCATGCGCGCCAGGGTTGCGGGGTCGATCCCTGCGCCGTTGGGCGAACTAAAGCCCGCCTGGCTCATGCCGGCCGCCTTGATCGAAGTGCGCTGCCCGCTGGCAGGGCGCGCCTCGATCATTCTGCGGATTGCAGCGGCGGTGTCCGATCCGCTCTTGCCGCTGGCGCGGGCCTTGACCAGCGCCTCCATGACCGCGGGCTTTTCCGCGGGCGTCAGGCGCTTGGCCGCCACTTGCTTATTCAGCCAGTTGTTGTCGGCTTGCCTGGCCAGCTTGGCGCGCAGACGGGCGTTTTCGCGGCGCAACTGGTTGGCGCTCTTGGACATGATTGGCTCAGTATCATCCTCGCCAATGTCCAGGGCGTCTAGCAACGTGCTGACAGCGCCTGCAATCTCCGAGTCGTCGCAGCCTTCGCACTTCTCGGTCATGTCCTCGCCGTCCATCTCGCCGTCCATCTCACCGGCCATGTCCGCGCCTTCGTCTGCCGCTTCCTCGATGATGTCCGCGGCCTCGTCGGTGGAGATGTCAAGCTCCGCCGACAACTCAGCAATGAAGCGGGCGAAAAACGCCTGTAGCTTTTCGATCACATCCATAGGGGTTGCTCCTTGTTTGGGGGTTCCTACCTGGTAGACTTCATCAAACAACCTGCGCCGCTCCGGTGTCAGGCTGTCCCGTAAAGCCTTCAGCCGGGGTACCGCTATCGCGTAGGTGTTGGCTGGCTCCTGACCGTCGCTCAGCACCATTAGGCTGATCTCGCCGATCAGCCATTGCTCGATTTCGCCCGTCTGTCCGTTGACTACCAGACTCGCGGGCACAACGCCGGTAGATGCAAACGCATTGCCGGCCAGGGACGCCTGCCACGTGCGGCGGGCGTTGGGGTCGGTCATATCCAGCATGACCGTTTGCCACACTCCAAGATCATCCACCCATCTGTCCGCCGATTTACCGATGGGCGTCGGGGCCTCGCCCATCTCCGCGCCATGATAGTAGAACACAGGCGGAGTCGGGATCACGTCATGCATGAACTCGGTATCGGGGGTGAAATACTGGCCGTGCGCGTCGCGTCCGTTGTTGGGGCCCCAGAACGGCGCGATCAGAACGTCCAGGACGCCAGGCTGCGCCTGCGGCTGAACAGCCTTGATGCCATGCACTCGCGCAAGGCTGCGGGAAAGCTGAACCGATAGATCAGGCATTACACACCTCGGACAGGCAGACCGAGCCGCTTGTCCATGACCGCCATTTGGTCATCCGTGAACCAACCAACCGCGGCCAGGCTGGCGACCTCGGTCGCGGAAATTGGGAAGCCGTCGCCGTCGCCAAGATCAAGCAGCGGGGTGAACCGCTCGGCGTCATCTCCGAAATTCGCCAGGACGATGGGACGGAACACATCACGGCGCACCTGATCGCCCAGCCAATTGCGAACTGTCAGGATCATCAAGCCCAGGATGTCCTGATGCACCTCGGCCGCCGCGCGGGCTTGGTGCTGGCCCTCGCCGGTCGCTAGATGCTGCTTGAGTATCGCGCGGCGGATCGCGTTGTCGGCCCAGTCCAGGCCAGCAAAGAACACAGCGCCTGACTCGGAAACGTTGATCGTGTTGACCTGCGAGCCATAGGGCAGGGCGATAGCCGACGCATTGCGGAACTGCATCAGCGCGGCTAGTAGCTGGTCGGTGGGGCGCTCGATAGTCTGCGATCCATCCGGGTTGGTGATGCAAATGTCCTGCGCGCCCTCGGCGGTCGTGCCCCAGATGGACGGCTGCGCGAACCTGGCAAACCAAGTCACCATCTCGTTGATGATCTGTTGCTTGGCCCACCACGGCGCGTAGGCGGCCCGGAGCAACGACTTGCCGCGCGGATCGCTGCCCGTGGGCTGCCAGGCCAGCAGCAGCGCCTTGCTGCGCGGCATCACGTTGTCCAGAACCTGGCCGTCATGGATCGGCATCATTGCGCCAACCGGGAACCGTTCATGCAGCATTGTCGGGGCGATGCCGTGAACCTGATTGAACCCGTCCACGATCAGGGAGAACTGGCGCAGGTCGGCAACCCGGATATCTGATATCAGCCAGGCGTCGCCGGTCGCCTCGAAAATTAATTCGCCCAGCGCGGTGCCGTAGGCCAGCGCTTGGCGCACCAGCACCCGCAGCGTGTCCTGCAACGAGATGGACAAGCCGTCCATCATCTCGCGAACGAAGTCGGCGATCAGTACCGCCATGCCGTAATCGGGGTCGTCGGGCGGAAGCGCCGCGTCGACCACGGGGGGAGTAGCCACAGCGGCATAGACAATCACATCAAGCGACGCGGCAACCTCGCTATCGGTCAACATCTGGTCATAGATGTCGATCCCGAACTGCTTGGACAGATCGTCAAACGCCTGCGGCAACGCGCTAAGCATTGCCATATAGGCGTTGATGTTTGCCGCCAGGTATGGCCTTGCCAGGTCTGCCGGCGCGCCAACAGTCACATTCTGCGGCGCGGGTGAAGTGCCCGGCGCTGCCTGGATGGTGACTTGGCTCTCCTGCACCACAGGCAGGCCGCGCTTGCGTTTCTTGCTCACGCTCGGCTCCGGTAGCCCGTCAGGCGCGTTAGTTCAGTAGGGCTGGCCAGCCGCGCTCGGTTGCCCAGCGCGGCAATGTCGCCATCGCGCACGTCCACCGCAATCAAGCCGGGCTTGGCATGGTAGCGGTGGCCGTTGACGACGACATACTGCGCGGTCGGCGTCACGAAGATCACCGGTGCGCTGTCGGCCGGCAGGGTGACTTTGGAGAGGGGCTTGCCAGAACAGCCGCAGCCCTCGCGCCAGCCGTTGGCTTCGTCGTACTTGAGCATGATCTACGCCCAGAAAAACTGAAACGCGCGGCCGGGCGCGTCATCGCTCACGCTGCGGGTGACGGTCGCGTCCGTCCACACATACATCTGCAACAGCTTGGCCGCAGCGGTCAGCATCAGCACGACGCCCGGAACCCACGGCTCGCCCGCGAACCATTCGCCTTGCAGCCAGCCCACCACGGCCATAATCAGGGCAACCCACGCCAGGCCGGGAACTCGGATATTTTGCATGATCACCTGTCCAAATCTAACGCGCCGGCCAGGGCCAGCACGGCGAAAGCGACGCCCAGCGCGCCGCCAAAGGAAACGACCTCGGTGACGGATACCCCGTCAGGCAAAACGAATAGCGGGGACAACGCCAGCCAGAACCAGAACGCCGCGCATACTGAGCATTGCAGCGGCGCCCCAACGGCTTGCCGAACGCGGGCGATGATGCCCAACGGCCCATCCTTGCGAGTCGCGATGATGGCGAATGCCCCGATGGCAAATCCGACAAGCAACGTCATCATGCCCACGCCTCACGCAGCATGACGATTGCGCCGTAGGTCGCGGTCAGCGCCACGGCCAATACGCCAGCCGTGAACATGGCGCTTGTCAGGCCGTTTGGCGCTGGGGAGATCGGCAACGCCAAGAACCCCGCCGCGCCTTGCACCGCGACAGCAGCGCCCAGCCCTGCGGCCAGCGGCGCGGCCACGTTCCGCGGTCGTTGCCGCCAGAACAGCAGCGCCCACGCGACGCCGGAGACCAGCATCACGGGGTACAGGGCAAAGCGCAGCATGGCCCAGGTGTCCACTAGATCAACCTCCACGTCACGAACAACAGCAGGATCAGCATGATAATCATGGCCGCCGCTCCAATCGCCAAGTAGTGCCTGTCCAAATGCGGATCGTTCATCTTGCGCAAGTCACGCTCCACGATACTTAGCCGTTCGTCCAGCCGGTCTAGGCTGCGCTGCATCTGGCGTTGCGTGTCCTGAATGTCTTCCACGCGTGCGTCCATGTTCCGCAGCACGTCAGCCTGTTGATCGCTGTCGCGCCTGCTCAGTTGCGGCGCTTGCACCTCGCCGAATTGCGCCGCCCGGTTCAGCGCCACCTGATACGCCGTCCGCAACGACAGCCCGGCAGCAAGCTGTGTCAATAGTTCAACGTCAAATTCAATTGCGGCTCGGTCGCTCACCGATGTCTGCATGGTGATGGTGTCGATACCAGACGCGGGCAGCGCATCGGCGAAACTTTGCGCTGCTTGCTGGCCGCCAACGGGCCGAAGGCTGCTCCAACAGGTGGCGATGATTGCCGTTTTCACGCGGCGGCTGCTCAGTTGCGCCGCCAGCCATTGCGGATCAATTCGCCCGTCCTGGGTCAGCAGACTTCCCGCTTCGCCGTGGCCGATCCACAGCACGGCGTCATACTGCTCCATGCTGAGCATCCTGGCAACCCGCGCCGCTGTTGCGTCCGTCACAACCCGCATTGTCACGCCCGGCGCTTCCTGGATGCGGGCCAGTTCCTCGCTTGACGCGAGTCTCGGCAGATTCGGCGGCGCTGCAACGACGGCGAGAACATTCATGCGGTGAAAACAAAACACGGCGACGCGCTGACGGGATGTCAGAGTGTCGCCGTGTGTCCTTCTGCGGCTGGAGTTGTGCTTAGGCTCAGTGTACCACGACCGCGCGCTGCTGTCAATATCCCGCGCGGGTCTCGGTCACGTGCCATTCCTGATAGTCGCCCGAAAAGCCCACGTCCAGCCGGCCGCGCTTGATCCGCTCAATCTGGCGCTGGTTGTCGCACAGCCAAGCAATCATGCGCGCCACGCGGCCGGAAACGATGCGCTGCTCTTGGCCAGGCAGCAGCACGGCAATTGTTAGCTCAGTAGGGCGGGGGGCTGGGCTCATGCTGCGTTAGCTCCCCATCCCCGGCAGTCGGGGCCGTTGGTTCAGCCCGACGCGCGGCGCAGGCGGTGCTGCAACGCGCGGCTGGCTCGATCTCGCAGGTGCTGGCGGTGCAATGCCCGCGCTGTAGAGGGCATAGCGCAGCGCGTCCATCGCGTGATCGTTTGCCTTCTCCGGTGCGTCCAGCCGGGTGCCGTCGCTGCGCTCGCGCCACACGTAGGACAGCAGCTCAGACCGGACGTTGGCGCACTCCGGGTCAATCGTCAGTCGGGGCCGGCCATCGCCCTGGACAGCAAGCCGCGCCTGCACGTGACGAATACCGCCCAGCACATCATTTTTCGCGGGCTGGACGGGTAGGCCCGATGCTCGCAGGTCTGCAATCAGGCCGGCCGCGGACGGGTCGGCATAGAACATGCTGACGCCGTGCCGACGTTGCAGCGCCAGGGCTTGCAGAACGAAGTCTGCTTGCAGCACCCGGCGCTGGTAGTACTCCTCGATCACGTGCGCGCGGTCGTCGCCGTCCAGACCGACAACGAGCAGCACCGCGGGGTTGGTGTAGCCCTCGTCGATCCCGGCGATTACCCGCGCCCACGGGCCGTGTCGCTCGGCGATGTGGGCGTCATCGCTGAACAGCTCATAGACCAGTCCATCGAAGCCCACGAACGCGCCGCCAAGCTCTTGCTCAGCAAATCGGCCCGTGTAGGTGTCTTCCAGCGCGGCCACGAAGTCACCGCTCAGATACGGGTTGTCCTGGGTGCGGGCGCGGTAAATGCTGATAGCGTCCCGCTGTTGCCACAGCCAATTCCGGCCGCGCGGCGTAGTCGTAATCCACAGCGGGCCGGCTGCTCCATCAGCTCGCAGGCGTCCAAGCAGGATGGGGTAAGCCGTTGGAGGACACATCGCGCCTTCGTCCATCCACGCCCAATGCAGATTGGGGCCGCGCAGCC